CTATTTATTTGAAAACAATACATGTTATTGGTTGGCAATGGTTGATAGCAATTCTGCTAATGACTCCCAATAACATATAAAGGTAAGTGTATGATGGAATTTTTCTTTTTGGTTCTGATGTTTGTGATCGTTTGTGTGGTGGTGTGCCTACCTCGCATCAATTATGGCATCCCAACGTGTCACCGGTGCGGGATTATGGTTGAGCGACCCGCTAAGTTCTGTGACCGATGCAGACCGAAGCCGCATAACCACAACGGCGAGACTTAGATACAAGTTGTAGTCACATCAATACATGTTGTAGTCACCTCATAGCCCGACTACAAAAACGGGCTATCAAATGACTATAAGGATCGTGTATGGCGAGTTTAAAAGACCTTGAACGCCAGTTGCTGGCCCTCAAAAAACAGATCCCTTTTGCGACAGCGCGCGCCCTGACCAGTACGGCCCGTAAGATTCAGGAAGCACAAAAGGACAATTTAGAGAGCAAACTGGACAACCCCACGCCTTTTACCGTCAACTCTGTAGCGTCCACTGCGGCCCGTAAAACCAATCTCACAGCAAAGGTATTCATCAGGCCAACAGCGGCTGAGTATCTTGCTCCCGAGGAGTTTGGCGGTACGCGCCACCTAAGCGGTAAGGCATTGCTTAACCCCAAAGGTGTCAGACTCAACAAATACGGGAACCTGCCTAAAGGTAAGCTGGCCAGCCTGAAAGCAAACCCGAATGTGTTTGTTGGGAGTGTCAACGGTGCGTCAGGCTTTTGGCAGCGCAAGAAGTACAAGCCTGTAACGGGTAAGAAGAAAGGCAAGCGCTCTAAGAACGGTACACGTAAGCCGCGCCCGAAACAGCCAAAGTTAAAGCTGCTGGTGAGGTTTGGTGATGCTCAGGAAGCATCACCAACGCTGGGTTATTTCGAGCTTGCTAACCAGATGGCAGCGGACCTGTTGCCTGGTGAAATGAGCGCGGCGATCTCTGAGGCATTGAGGACGGCCAAGTAAGTAGGGTGAAAAGGTGGTTGAAAAAGAAACAAAATCATTGACATGTCGGATTATACCCCCCGTAACCATTTTGGGTCCTTCCGGTGGGGGTCTTGTTCCACGGGCATTGCGCGCGCGCGGTGTTTCACCAGCTACAAAATTTTGAGTTTGTGTCCCATGTCCCACACTGCATAAGTATGCATAGCGAGACATCAGGCCGCGCCAGTGCTGGAATCGCGATCCTTTTTCCGTGGGACATTTGCAAAAAAGATCCTTTAAAAATGTCCCATCAATGTCCCAGTGAGAATGTCCCATGACAACGATGACCCGGACCGACTATGCGAAACATGCTGGCGTTGATCGTAAAACGATTAGCCGTTGGATTAAGGCTGGGCGCTATATCGTTCTTGATGGCGATGATATCAACGTAGAGGAAAGCGATAAGGCGCTGGCGCTGTTGCGTAACAGTAAAGACGGCCGCACAACCAACGCCGCGAAAAGTAAGAGGACAGCCAGCGCCCCGGTTATAGATCCTGCTGATAACGGAACGGCTGCGGCGGTTACGGCGATCATGATGGCCACCGGCGCGGAAATGACGAAAGAGGAAGCCAGTAGGGTCAAAGAGAACTATCTGGCCCTCATGGCCAAACTTGATTACGAGAAACAAAGCGAGCAGGTCATAGAAATGGCAGTAGCCGAGACGCTATTTTTTGAAGAGTTTCGGGCTCAGCGAGATTCCTGGCTTAACTGGCCACAAAAGGTAGCCCCGCTGATGGCGGCTGATCTGGATGTTCCCGCTGACAGAATGACCGAGGTGTTAATAGCACATGTCCATAAACATATTGCCGGACTCGGAGAGCCCGAATTTAACACCGAGCAAGATTGAGAAGCTTAAACGGAGTGCCCGTCTGGGGTGGACACCTCCGCCCAGAATCAGCGTCCCCGATTGGGCTGACAAGTACCGCAAACTTGCACGCGAGGCGGGTAGTACATCCGGTGACTGGGACACCTCTACGGTAGAAATCGCGCGCGGGCCAATGATGGCTGTTACAGAGTCCGGCGTTCATATCATTACTGTCATGTGTTGCACGCAGTTGATGAAAACAGCTCTGTTAGAGAACGTGTTTGGCTATTTCGCCCATCTCGATCCCTGCCCGATGTTGTTGCTACAGCCTAAAGAGGATGCCGCCGAGCAGTTTTCTAAAGAGCGTATTACTCCGATGTTGCGCGTAACCCCTGTTCTGCGAAAGCTGGTGGGCGTAGGCAAGCAAAAAAACTCGAAAGAGACATTGCTCTATAAATCGTTTACTGGTGGCTTTCTGGCGCTAGCCGGTGCTGGTAGTCCTGATAACCTTGCTCGCCGTCCTATTCGTGTCCTCCTTGCCGATGAGGTGGACAAATACCCGATAACCCGCGAAGGGGACCCGATCACCCTGGCGGAGGAACGTACAGCGACATTTGGTCTTAACTGGCTTTCTATCCGTGCCTGTTCCCCGACTATCGAAGATGAGAGCCGGATTGAAGCAAGCTATGCAGATTCAGATCAGCGGCGCGCTCCTATAGCATGTCCCGTTTGTGGCCATCGCCAGTTTCCCGACTTCTTTAAACATGTCCACTGGGATAAAGAAGGGGATGAGCACAAGGTTAATGGGGCAATGCTCCATTGTGAGTCCTGCGGCGTGGGCTGGTCGGAAGGTCAGCGCCTGAGGGCTTTAAATACTATCCGGTGGCATCAAACTAAAACGTTTGAATGTTGCGACAGCGTTCATATCCCGTTGAATGACTACGATCAGGAATGGCGTATTAATGATGAGACGGCGGTTGATAAGGTCTGGGAGTGGTCCGAGTCCGATCGTCATGCCGTGTATCGGGCAAAATGCCCGACGTGTGGCCGTCTCGGGGTCGATAACATTCACGCCGGATTCCAGGCCGGTAAGCTCTTTAGTCCGTGGCAAAAAGATAAACCCTCGGATATCGCGAAAAAATATCTCAAAGCCAAAGGCGATCCAGATAAAGAATTAGCCTGGTGGAATACCCAGATGGGACTCCCCCACAGGCCGAATCACGGTAAAAAACTGGCCACTGATATTCTGTTGGCCAGACGTGAGGTCTTTGAGGCTGAGGTTCCTGACGGTGTAGCTGTGCTAACCGTTGGTATTGATACACAGGATGATCGTTTTGAGCTGGAGGTTGTTGGCTGGGGCCGTGATGAGGAATCGTGGTCCATTGCTTTTGACATCATTGAGGGAGATTTAGAAACCCCGGACCCGTGGTTACGTCTTGATGCGTATTTAAAGCAAGTGTGGCGGCGTGCTGAAGGGCGCGGATTTACCATTATGGCCGCGTGTATGGACTCAGGCGGCCACCATACCAAGAAGGTTTACGAGTTTTGCAAAGAGCGTCTGGGTCGCCGTATTTGGGCGATAAAAGGTGAGTCCGCTGTTGGTGGTAAACGCTCGCCGGTGTGGCCAAATAAAAAAACCTCCGCCCGTACCAGACGAACATTCCGCCCGATCATTATCGGGGTCAATGCGGCGAAGGACTCTATCCGGTCCCGGCTCCACATTGAAAATTCAGGTCCGGGTTACATGCACTTTTCTGTTGATCGCGATCTGGTTTATTTCTCCCAGCTGACGGCTGAGCGGCTTGTTATTAAAGAGTCTGGCGGCCAGCGTTACAGCACATGGGAGCTCCCAAAGGGCAAAGCTAACGAAGCGTTAGACTGTAGGGTCTATGCGTATGCGGCGCTCTGTGGTCTTTTCCACATGGGGTTAAAACTCAACGCCCGCGCCAGCATTATCGAAGCCGAACCGTCACGGGTGTTACTTGAGCCCTCAACTCAGCCAGTAGAAAAACCTTCCTTACAGTTCCCCGGCTCCGGGGTGCTTATTCAGGTTGATGGCGAAGAGAAGCCGAAAGCGCGCATTTCACAACGTTTAGCCTAAAGGAATCTTATGTTCAGACCCAATAACAGCGTATTGGCTGGGATGACTAACGCCCAATTAAAAGAGGCATTAAAAGCGGCCCAGGATGCATACGTTAATTTAATGACCGGTCAACAAGGGCTTTCATTCTCTTATGCGCAAGGAGACGGGACCCGATCGGTTACATATCAACAAACGTCATTACCTCAGTTGATGGCCTTTATTCAGTTGTTACAGGCTCAGT